GGTTACTCAAAGCCTCCTAGGGGACTTTCATCATATGTTGGAGTCAATCTTAAGGAAGATTCCAGAGGATTGTACCTTCAACCAAGATAAAGTTAGTCAGGTAGCGAAAGAGCGTTGCCTAGCTGGTCAAACCTTTTACGGTTTTGCCGACTTGAGCAATGCTTCAGATCGTTTACCTGCCTATCTCTACGAGGAAATAGGCGACTGCCTGCGTCCCGGACTCGGGACTGCTTGGGTAAAACTGTTCGAACGTCCTTTTGTTTTAGGTAACAGTGTTATCGAGAACTGGGATGATTCGGTGAAGAGACCTGAGCATGTCCGGTACCAGTGTGGTCAGCCTATGGGAGCGCTATCCTCTTGGCCGTTTATGGCCCTTGTCCATCACGTTATCGTTTGGCATAGCTTCGGGTCGCGTAAGGCGGCCTTGGGCAAATACCTACTCCTAGGGGATGACATTGTCATCTTCGACGAGAAGGCGTACAAACAATATTGTGTGACACTCGAAAATCTCGGCGTACCTTATACCCATGGGTTTTCATCCAAGGGTTTTGAGTTCGCGAAGCGATGTTTCCTAAACGGGAGGGAGATCACGGGTGCATATACCCAGGCCCTTTGGGCCTCGATAAATGTGCCAGAGGTCTTCTCTCTCGAGTGAAGAAACCTTGCTTCCCGAGGTTACGATGTCGGTTTTGACCTTCACCCGAGCTTCCGGACACTACTCAAAGTATCGCGAAAGCGGTTCGAATGATGTAGACTCCTTATGACACTACCTTACGGCAGTGAAATTTCGGTGGAAAAGTTGTCGCGTTTTTGCGTGCAACTTTCCGGCCGTAGTTTCTGTCTGCTGTCTGGGACAGGAAATGAGGACCGTCTCGTAGAATCCGTAAAGGCATTCCGGCAAGGGGCCGCACTTCTAATCAGACAGAAGTTTCAGGAGGATTTGAACGTTGCAAAAGCAGCGGTCGAAGACAATCTGAAAGAGTTCAGAAAAGCCTTTATCGCTCGTTCAGGGTTGGCTGATCAGTTCTCACCGGTCATGCAAAAAGCAATTGAAGAAGTTTCTAAGGATTCAACAACCAGAATTAGATACCTGGAAAGGGATCTAAAACTGCAGTTCTTGAATCCCACTGATAAACAGCTCCTGCGCCCCAATCTCCCCGATTTACCACGACGGATCGATTTCTCGAAACGAGATGGTCAATCAGAGAGAATGAGATACAGGGCTGAGCATCAGAGGAAACTTGTTCAACTACTTAGAGTTTAGACAGACTTGAATCTCCGTAGTGGCAGACACAATTCCTCCTTTATGAGGACGGCGTTCC